GTACTGCGCCCACGCCGCCGCGGGCGCCACCGCCGCGGCCAGGCCGAAAGCGGCCAGCCAAACGATGACAGTCCGCATGGCAGCTACTCCCACATCAGGTCCGCACGTCCCTCGCCCGAGAGGAACGCCGCGTCCGGAGCGTTCGGCTCGAAGATGAACCGCACGGGCAGGCCCTCGCGCAGCGTGAAGACGGTGTCCCCAAGCGCCACCTTCGGCTTGAGCTTCGACCAGGTCCCCGTGGTGGCGTTGTAGCTCCAGAACGACATGAAAACCGTTCCCAGGTCGGGCAGCGCGTACATGTCGAGGATGTGCGCTCTCTTCGATCCCACCTGACCGGACCCGTAGAAGGGCACCCAACCGGTGATGCCGGCCCGGGCCCCGTCCTGCGCGGCCAAACTAGGCAGAGGCGGCCAGGCGACGGCCAAGATCAGCATGAGCACGCAGATCACGATCTTCCTCACGACTTCACCTTTCGGCTTCGCCCCGGCTGCGGGGCGCCCTTCGCAATGCGCCGCGGGGTCACTTGGCCGCGCTCGCGCTATCGCTCTTCTTGCTCGCTTCGTCGCCGCCAGCCGCTTCGTCGGACCCTTCGGCCGGGTCCTTCTGGTCGGTCGGCGCTTCACCGGAGACGTTGATCCCGTACTCCTCGGCGAGCGCCTGCTCCCGGGCCAACTCGGCGAACACGTCCTCGATGTCATCGCCCTTCTCGGCCAGGAAGCCGGTCCTGGTTCCCAGGCCGTTCTGGATCGAGACTACGGCCGCGCGTGCTTCCTTCTCGGGGTCGATCCACTGCCAGCCGCGCGGGCGATGCCGGACGGCCAGGTAGCGGGATGGATCGCGGGAGGCGAGCTTCAAGGTCCCGGTCAGCAGCGCCATGCCGAGCCAGGCCGCGTACAGCGGCCGGCGCCACATGTCGATGAAGTCCTGCTGGATGGACCGCCAGTCGTCGCGCTCCACCAGCGCGAAGCTGCGCATCGTGGAGTAGCTGACGCCTTCGGCGTCGTTGGCGAGCACGTTGTAGAACACGCTGAACCCGGAGGCAATCTTGCGGAGCATCTGCTTGATGAACGCCGGGAACTGCGCGGTCGGATGGTCAGGCTCCCATGCCTTGAACTCGTAGCCGTCCGGGACGATCTCGAACGTCCCTGGATTGGCCTCCATGGTCGCAGGCCTCGAACTGCTGGCCAGATCGCCGGCCAGCGAGTCGGCGCGCTTCTCGAACAGCCCCATCTTCGAGGCGCCGATCCTGGCGGCTACGGCCTCGCTCTCCTCGTAAGCGTTCAGCATGTGCGCCGGGACCATGACCGAATGGACCCAGGTCACACCGCGGGTCTGGTTCACGCGCTCGGGGTCGTACAGGTGGAGTATTTCGGACGCCGGAACGAAATACCGCTCCCGCACCAGGTTGGTGCCCACGGCGTCCCAGACCCAATAGCCGATCGGCCGACCAATGGCGTCAATCTCGACGCCCATGCGGACCTCGTTCTGCGTCCCACGGCGGGGCCGATTGAACGCCTCGTCGATCAGATCCGCGTCGATCGCCTGCAGGGCCAAGCCGTAGGCGTTGCCCTCGAACCCCCGCCACAGGCGAACAAATGCCTCGCCGTCGCATGCCACGGTCTTGATGATGAGCTTCTCGAAGCGGCGCAGGGTAAGCCGGCCGTCGACCGTGACGGGGCCAGTGGCCCAGGTATTCCAGGCCGCCTCGATCGCGGCGTTGGTCTTGGTGTCAGGCTGATCGCCGACCCAGACCTGGGCCTGAAGCTTGATCCCCATGGGACCGACGACGTTGGTCACCAGCAGGCGGAAGTAGCGTTTGACGTAGCTGTTGTTGCGGCCGAGCTCACGTGCGCGGGCCCGCAGCATCCGGATGTCGCCGCGGACCTCTTCGTCCGCGGACCGGGTCTGGGCGATCCAGTCCAGTAGCAGTCGGTGGACGCCGGCCCCGTCGAAGACGCCGCGCTGGCCTCGAAGCTCTCGCATCGCCAGTTGGAATGCGCGCCGGACGCGCGCCTGCAACGGCCGCTTCATCGGTCAAACCCTGGCCCGGTGAACGACACGAGGACCGGCCGCGTGACGAAGCCGGGGTTTTGCAGGCCCGCCAGACGAGTCTCTAAGCTGGACAGGAGGCTGACCGCTTCCTTGATCGGCACCTTAGCCACGACGCGGCCTGCGATCTGGTAGCTCTCCATGCCCGCGGGCAGGCGGCCCTCGATGTGGGCGCGCAGCATGGCGATCGCCCGCTCGATCCATTCCTGTTCGCTGCCCTCGGTGGCCTCGGCCAGGTTCGGCAGCACGGTCACGCTGCCGCGACCGACCTCATAGACCTCGCCGCCCACGTTCGAGACTCGCTCGACCCACTTGTAGAGGCCCGCGACGAAGTCGCCGTCCGTGTCGGTGGCCGCGATGGTGACGACGAAATCGTCACCGTCTGCGGCCGCGGTCACGGGGAGCACGCTCGCGCCGGCTAGATGGAGACGGAGTGTCCAACCATCGGAAGCCGGGAAATCCGTTAATCGCCTGCGGTAGCAGACGGTCGTGCCAGCGGCGAACTGATCGGGGAGGTTTGCGAGTTCGAGTGCCATGCGATCACGGTGCCACCGCGCGCGGAGCCCGACCAATCTAAATGACATTTAGATTGGTCGGGTCTTCGCGATTGCATCACTACTGGGTGCATGGAAACGCCCAGTGCCATCAAGACGCGCACCGTGAAGGTGCCGCGCATCCAGTACCGCGACTTCGAGGTCGAAGTCGAGGCCCGCGCCGATGGCGGCGAGGGTGAGGTCCGCCTCTACCCGGTGTCCTTCTCCAGCGAAGCGCCCGTGCGCCGCTACTCCTGGGACACCTGGGAGGAGTACGACGAGGTCCTGTCCCACGTCGCTGGCGATGTGGACCTCGGCCGCGCCAAGAACGGCCTGCCGCTGATCAAATCCCACCAGCGTCTTCTGCACTTCGGCTCGGTGAACGACATCGAGCTCGACGAGAAGCGCAAGCGACTGCGCGGCATGGCCAGCTTCTCGTCGATCCCGCTCGGCCAGGAGCAAGAGACGATGCTCCGCGAGGGGCACATCAAGACCGTCTCTGTGGGCTACCAGATCCTGTCGATGGAGATGGTCTCGAAGGACAAGAAGACAAGCCTTGCGACCTACCGCTGCCGCTGGATGCCCTACGAAGTCTCCACCGAACCCATCCCCGCTGACCCGAAGGTCGGTTTCGGACGCACCCGCACGGCGCCCGACGTCGACCTGGTCGAATTCACGATCGAAGAACCTGCCTGCGAAGGAGAGCGAACCATGAGTGTCGAAGCAGGAACCCAGCCCACCGCGGCCCAAGCCCCCGCGCCGGGCACCGAGACCCCGGTGGCACCGGCCCCTGCGCCGGCGCCCAAGGTCGAGATGCGGGATCGCGGCGCCGAAGCGGCCGAGATCATGGACATGGCCCAGTCCTACGGCGTGACCGACAAGGCGGCCGGCTGGCTCAGGCAGGGCCTGACGCCCGACCAGGTCTCGCGCGAGATTCTCAAGGCCGTCCGCACCCAGGGACCCGCGCAGCCGGCGGCCGAAGCGCTGGCCGCGATGCCGGCCCGGGACAAGAAGCGCTACTCCATCCACCGGGCCATCCGCATGCAGGCCGAGCTGATGGACGGCAAGCGCAGCCGGTACGACGGCCTGGAGGCCGAGGTCCACGACGAGCTGACCAAGCACCGTACCGGCGCCGACCACGGCGGCGTGCTGGTCCCCTGGCGCCTGGAAAGCGACGACCATCAGCGCGTGTTGGGTACGACCCAGCCCACGGGCGGTGCGACCCTCGTGGGCCAGCAGATCATGCCCGACATGATCGACCTGCTGCGCAACCGGGCGCTGGTCCTGGTCGCTGGCGCCAAGCTCTACCCGGGACTGCAGGGCGTCGTGTATTTCAACAAGAAGACCGGCGCGCCCACGGTCGCGTGGATGGAGGAGAATCCGCCGAGCGACGCGCCGCAGTCCGAGCCGGCGTACGGATACGTGTCGCTCTCGCCCAAGACCCTGATCGGCCAAGTGCAGATCCCGCGGCAGCTCTTGGTGATGTCCTCGATCGACGTCGAGGCGGACATCCGCAGCGACCTGGCGACCGGCCACGGCCTGGCCCTGGACCTCGGCGCGCTGCACGGCAAGGGCACGGACAAGCAGCCCGTGGGCATCTACGGGGCGGTTGACGTGCAGTCCCACCCGGTGGGCGGCGTGCCCGACCTCGCGGACATCACGACGATGCCCGCCCTGGTCGCGGACAAGAACGCCGACCTCGGGGCCCTGTCCTGGATGACCACCCCGCTGATGGCTGGCGTGCTCAAGCGCACGCCCTTGGTCAGCGGCTACCCCGTGTTCCTGTGGTCGGGCACGTACCGCGAGGGCGAGCTCGGCGGCTATCCCGCCCGCACCACGAACCAGATCTCCAAGACGCTCGGCGCCGGCGCCAACGAGCACGGTCTGGTCTTCGGGAACTGGAACGACCTGCTGGTGGGCATGTGGGGCAACGACCTCGAGATCGTGGTCGACGTCGTCACCAAGGCCGCCCGCGGCCAGATCCTGATCACCAGCTACTCGATGGCCGACACCGCCGTGCGGCGCGGCGAGTCGTTCGTCAAGGGCACTGGCGCAACGCTGTCCTAACCGGGCACGAAGGGACGGGGCGCATGACGGAGCAAGGCACGCTCACCATCGAGGTCACAACCGGACACTGCCTGGGTGGCGAAGGCAACGACGTCTTCCCTGGCCAGATCCTGGTGGCGCCGCGAGACCTTTCGATCGCCGAAGCGCGCAAGAAGGTCCGGATGGGCTACGCCCGCGCCATTCCCTTCGCGGCCGAGGCGGGTCCGGAGGCTCCCGCTGCCTCCGGGCCCGCCGAAGTCAGCCACGCAGACCCGGCCGTCGAGGACCGGGACCCCACAACGCCCACGCCCGAGGGGCGCAAGAGCCGGCCGCGCGCCGGCGGGAGGTAGAACAGAATGACTCACCTGCTCAACGCCCTGGCCCAGACCGTGGGCGCGGCGCTGGCCACGGCGGCCCGTCGCACATCGACCCTGACCGGCACGGCGATCGACGTGCTCGAGTACGAGGGCGTGGCCCTGGTGCTGCTGAACACCTCGGCCGGCACCGGCACGACGCCGACCCTGGACGTGAAGCTCCAGCACTCGGACGACAATTCCACCTTCGCTGATGTGACCAGCGGCGCCTTCTCCCAGGTCACCGACGTGGCCGGGACGGCCGGCGTCAAGGTCATGAAGCTGAACGTCTCGGATCTGAAGCGCTACGTGCGCGTGCTGGGCACGATCGCCGGCACCACGCCGTCGTTCGACTTCGGGGTGGAGTTCGTCGGGATCAAGAAGGCGAGTTGACCGATGTATCTCGGCGAGTCCGACATCATCGCGATCCTGGCTGACCTGGCCGCTGCCGGTGGTGGCGTCCAGGTCACGCTCGGCGGCAACACGGTGACCGGCCTGCTCGACCGGGAGGCCGTCGAGATCCTCGGCGACCAGATGCCTGGCGTCGTCGCCGCCGAGCAGGTCATCCACGTCCAGGACGGTGTGTTGCCCGGTCTGCAGTCGGGGGCCGCCATCACGGTCGGCGGGACCGCCTACGTGGTGCTGAAGGTCCTGCCCTACGGCGACGGGGCCATGGTCCGCGCCCTGTTGAGGACGCCATGAGCACGATCCGCGAGCAGATCGTCTCGGCCGCCGTTCTGGCACTGGCCTCGGGCGCTCCCACAGACGTCCCCGCTCCAGTGCGAACGCGCCTGGACTCGCCCGGCGCCGATCAGTTGCCCGCACTCACGATCTACCAAGGCAACGAGACGGTCGAGCCGATGCGAGACGCCAAGGCAGGCATGATCAGGCGCGGACCCGTCGTCCGGCGATCGTTGCTGCTGAGCATCGAGGTCCTGACCAAGGCCGGCTCCGGCTCGCAGCCCGACAAGGCAGCCGATCCGATTCTGGCCTGGGCCACGTCAGCGCTGGCCACAGCCGGCACCTTCGGCGGCCTGGCCAACGGTCCCGCGGATGAGATCGGCACGAAGTTCGAGTACGAGCAGGCAGAGACGTCCTTCTGCCGGGCAACGCAGACGTTCCGGATCGAGTACCAATCCCGCACTGATGATGCGGAGACCTTGACCTGAGACGGAGGAAGCCATGTCCGAGGTCGTCAACGGCAACAACATCCTGCTCGGCAGGGGCAAGATCTACTTCGACCGCTTCAACTCGAGCGGCGTGCGCACCGGCGAACTGTTCCTGGGCAATTGTCCGACGTTCGAGATCACGCCGACGAGCGAAGACATCAAGAAGTACTCGAGCGCCGATCGGTCGGCCGACCTGATTGCCTCGGACGTGCTGCGCACGACCCTCGCCATCCGCATCGTGGGCGACGAGTTCTCCAAGGAGAACCTCGCCATGGCCCTGTTCGGCGACACGGCGACGTTATCGCAGACCGGCGCCGCGGTCACGAACGAGGCCATCGCAGACGTGCTTCAGGGCCGATACTACCCGCTGTCGAAGCGCCAGGTGAGTCTGGTGTCGGTGAGCGGGCCCAGCGGCACGCCGACCTACGTGGTGGACGACGACTACAAGGTCGATGCCGTCACGGGCCGCATCTACATCGTCGAGGGCGGCGACATCACCGACGGCTCGGACATCGAGGTGGACTTCACCTACGGGACAATCGCGCTGCCGACTGTGCGCGGCATGAACCAGACCTCGGTCAAGGGCTACCTGCGGTTCATCGGCGATCCGGCACGCGGCCCCAAGTACGAGTGCGAGATCTGGCGGGCGTCGCTGCGCGCGGACGGCGCCATCGGGTTCATCTCCGACGAGTACGCCAGCTTCACCATGGCCGGGGACATCGAGTCCGACGCCGCGAACCACCCGAACGAGCCGCACTACCGGCTGATCAGGATCGCGTGATGACCGAGAAGCACACCGTCGGCGGGCGCACGTTCCTGCCGCTTCGTGAGTCCACCGTCGAGCAGGACTTCCGGTTCCTGGCCCTGGTGGGGCGAGCCCGGATCGACGAGGTGGTCATGCAGCCCGGCGAGCGGCCCGAGGCGTTCGCTCGGCGGCTGCTCGAGGCCGTGATCAAGAGCGGCGTGATCCTGGACCTCCTCGGGTGCCTCCTAGTCCCGGAGGACATCGCTCCCCGGGACCGGGACCCCGGGGAGGTCTGGACCTCGGAGGTTGGCCAGGAGACCGCCCGGTTCCTCGGGCAGCTGCGGGACCCGAAGGACAAGGCGGAGGTGCGCGGCCTCGTCCTGTCGCTGCTGGTCTCTTTTTTCGAGAGAGGGATCGTCTCTTTGTGGACTTCGCCGACGTCCTTCGCCGAGGCGATCCCGATTCCCACGCCCAACCAGATGTCTCCGGCCGGTATGGCCCCTGGACCGAACTCGTCCGGGAGCTCGCCGCAGGCGACCACGACCGGGCCGAGCGGATCATCCGCTGGCCGCTTCGAGTCGCCCTTGTCTCCTACCGCCGGCTGATGAAAGAGCAGGCGCTGGAGGACTTCCGCCACCGGTACCTGTGCTGGTGCGTCCTGGCCCCGCACAGCGCCAAGGGATCGCGACCGCGGCCCCCGGCTGTACCTGAGATTCTCAGAGGAAGGTCCAGCGATGGCCACGCCTGATGTCAGGGTTCGGCTGTCGGCCGAAGGCGTCGCCGAGGTCGTGGCTGCCCTCAAGAAAGTCCAGGCCGAAGCCGAGAAGGCCTCGGCCAAGCAATCGCATGGCTTCCTCGGGCTGAACCGTGTCCTGGGCTCCACTTCGGCACTTCTCAGTGGTCTCGGAGTGGCGCTGGGCGTCGGCCAGTTCCAGCAGTGGATCCGCTCTTCTGTGAACGCGGCAGATCAGATCGACGAGCTCGGCCAGAAGGTCGGCGCCTCGACCGAGAACCTGTCGGCCCTGAGCATGCTCGCCCGCACCTCCGCCTCGAGCCTAGAGGAAATGGGCGCTGCCTTGGCCAAGCAGAACAAGTTCATCGGCGAGGCGGCCGCCGGAAGCCCCAAGGCCACCGCGACCCTGCGCGACCTGGGCCTGACTCTGGCCGACTTCAAGGGCAAGGACTCGGTCCAGATCTTCGAGCTGATGGCTCAGCGGATCGCCGCCCTGCCCTCGCCGATCCAGAAGACCAAGACGGCGATGGACGTCTTCGGTCGGTCCGGCGCGAATCTCATTCCGACCATGGATGCACTGGCGAGTGAAGGCCTCGGTGCGGTCATCGAGCGGGCCCGCGAGCTGGGTGTCCTGATCGACGACCGCCTGGCTCAGTCCGCCGCACGGATGAATGACGACTTCGAGCTCCTTAAGGCTCAGACCGAAGGCCTCGGCGCCCGGCTCGCCGCTGGCCTGGTCCCACAGTTGTCCCAGGCCCTGCAGATCATGAGCGGCGACCTCAGGCAGACCACCGAAGCCTGGGAGCGGTTCGGGCAGGGTATCGGCCTGGTCGTGAAGTTCATCGTCGCGGTGGTGTCGTCCGCCTTTGACATCGTGGGCAGCGCCCTGGCGATGATCATGATGCGGGTCGATGCCGGCGTGCGGGCGGCGTGGGCGCTCTTGCATGGCAATCTCGATGAGGCCAAGACGCTCCTCAAGGCCGCTGACGAAGCGATCAGCGCAAGCCGAAGCGATTTGGAAGACCGCCTCAAGGCCCGTTTCGAGTTGGTGGTGTCCAAGCCGCCCGAGCCTGCGGCCAGGCCGCCGGTCCCTGCCGGTGAGGTCGCCGAAGATCCGGCCGTGCTTGAAGCCCGGCGCGTCCAAACGTTGCAGGCGACCCTGGACCGCGAACTGGCGCTCGTGCGCGCGGCAGCTAGTCTGCGCGCCGCGGCCGAGAAGCGGGCATTCGACGAGGGCTTGAAGGACGTCCAGGCCTACTATGCCGAGCGCCGCAGGATCGCCGAAGAGGAGCAGGCGAAGGAGATCGAAGTCCTCGAAGCGAAGCGGGCTCTTCTGGCCAGTGAGCCCGACCCCAGCCGCCGCAGCGATGAGCAGGGGAAACTCGACGCCGAGTTGGCCAAGGCCCGCCTCGAATACGAAGACAAGTCTGCCGTCCTCCTGGCCGAAGAGCGCGAGGCGGTCCAGAAGCTCGCCGAAGAGCGTCTCGCTCTGGAGAAGACTCTGCTCGAAGCCCAGGGCCGCCGCCACGAGGCAGCGCTGCTGGGGATCGACGAAGAGATCCGCCGGGCCGATCTGCTGCTGAAGAAGCAGGGCGCTTCTGACGCCGAGCGCGAGGCCACGCTTGCCCAGATGCGCCGGTCGATGGAGTCCGGCGCCAACTTCGACGAGACCAAGCGCCAGGCAGAGGCCGCGCTTGCTGACCTGGACGCCACCCGCTCAGAGATCGAAGCCCGTGTCTCGGCTGGTCTTCTCTCCCAGGTCGAGGGCGAACAGCAGATCCTGGCCATCGAATCCGAGCGTCTGGTCGCCCTGCAGAACCTGGCCACAGCCCTTGAGCAGGCGGCGTGGGCCACTGGCGACCCGGAACGCATCGCGCAGGCCCAGGGCTTCACCGCGGCCGTGCGCGACCTCGGGTACGCGGTCGAAGGCGCCCGCGTGTCGTTCGCCGCATTCGGCAAGACCGCCCTTGATAGCGGGCGCGACGCCCTGACCGAGTTCTTCGACACCGGGATCACTGGCGCCAAGTCCCTAGGTGACGCGTTCCGGGGCCTGGCCCTGTCGATCATCGCGGATCTCAAGCGCATGGCCGCCCAACTTCTGGCCACGGCCATCATCAAGAAGATCGCTGGCGTGTTCGGTAGCGGCGGCCAGGTCGGCGGCGCTGACAAGAAGGCCACCGGCGGCGTCCTGGGTGGGGTCGGCACCAGCACGTCGGACTCGAACCTCGCCTGGTTCTCCCGCGGCGAGTACCTCGTCCGCGCCGCGGTGGTCCGCGAGCCCGGCGTCCTGCGCCATCTCGACGAGCTGAACCGCCGCGGAGCGCAGGCCCTAGTCCAGACCCCGGTCCTGATCGAATCGCCGGTGCCCAGGTTCGCCGAGGGCGGTCTGGTCGACGGTCCCGCGCCCGCAGACCCGCAGGCGGCCAAGGACAGCCAGGTGCTGATCGGCCTGGAGGAAGGTCTCATCTTGCGCCACCTCGAAAGCCCCGCCGGCCAGCGCATCCTGGTCAAGGCCATGGCAAAGAACCGCCGCGCAATCCGCTCGGCCCTGGGGACGTGAGCCATGTTCACCACCGGAACCGCCACCGACTACAACAACCTGGCCGAACGGCTGCACACGTTCCTGACCGCCAAGGGATCGGCCTTCGGGCTGACTTACGCCGGGACCGGCGACGGCCGCCTGACGAGCTACTCGGGCGGCGCGTCGTCGGTCGCTGAGACCTTCACCATCACGGCCGTCTCCCCCACGTCCTTCGATGTGGTCGGCGCCGTCACGGGGTCGATCGGACCCGCGACGGTCGGCACGCCGTTCGTCCACGGGGCGCTGGAGTTCCTGATCACGGCCGGCGGGACGCCGTTTGTGGCCGGCGACCAGTTCACCATGTCGACCGCTCCCAAGTGGACGACCTTGCGCCGCTCCCGTGGCTGCCGGCTCGTCGCCACCCAAGTCAACGAGGGCACGTACGCGGTCCAGAACCTCGTCGATGGCAAGCTCAACATCTGGCCGTTCAACGTCGGCGGCCTGGCCAACCGGTCCTGGAATATCTACTCGACGGTCACGCTGCCGCAGGAAGTGGAGATCACCTTCTTCGAGCCCGTGACCATCGCCGCCTACGAGCTGACGCTGTTCGAGACCACCGGTCAGGCGCCTGACGACTGGCAGATGCAGTACTGGAATGGCTCGGACTGGGTGACGCTCGACACCAGAATCGGGGTCAACTTCTTCGACGGCATCCCTCAGACCTTCACCATCGCCTCACCGGTCTCGGCGACCCGCTACCGGTGGCACATCACGGGGCTGCGCTACAGCCAGTGCCACATGGGCACCCTGCGGATGTTCCGTCAGGCCGATAGCGTCGACGCGTGCTTCCACGAGTACGCATGGAAGGCCCCAGGAAATGACGGGACGTCCGAGATCTTCGTCGGCATCCACGGCTTCGAGCGCCAGGACGCCGACTACTACAACTGGGAAATCGCTGGCATGGATGGCTGGCTGTCCGGGTCCAGGTTCTACCAGCAGGCGGGATTCCAGGGGAATCTCTACCTGCCGCTCTGGAACGCCGCCATCCCCTACTGGTTCGTCTGTGACGGCCGCCGCGCCGTCGTGGTCGCCAAGATCTCGAACCAGTACGAGATCGCGGCCTTCGGCCTGCTGGAGCCTTACTACTCGCCAAACCAGTGGCCCTACCCGCTGTTCTTGGGCGGCTCGATGTCCCATGGCGAGTTCTCGCAGTGGAGCGACACCGACTACCGGTGGTCGCTGGCTGACAACCGCCACCGCATCCCGACGCATGCCGATACGGGCAACGCCCCGGTCGGCTCCGGCGAGCGCGACCCTTGGGACACCCAGCTTCGCGTCCGCAACCTCGACGGCGGTTGGAAGGCCCTCGAGGGGTCGTACCTCGACTCCATCGGCTCCACGCCCAATACCTACCACCACATCATCTGGCCGACCCGGTGCGGCCTGTCGCTTCTAGACCCGGGCCCCGGCGCCACCTACGACCTGTGGCCGGTGATGCTCATGCTCGGCGACGTCGGGGGCGGCACCAACACGCCGGGGCAGTTGCCGGGCATCGCCCTGGTCACCGGCCAGGGCCTAACCGCCGAGACCCTGATCCGCCAGGGCGCGGTCGACTGGATTGTCATCCCCAACGTCTTCCGCAACGACCGCGATGACTTCTGCGCCGTGAGGTTGGACTGATGGCTGCCGCCTACCAGACCGGGATCAGCAGCTCGCCGACCACGCTTCTGCAGGCGCTCGTGACATGGCTTGCCGGCCAAGGCTGGACCGTGAACCAGTCGGCGCAGGACGGAGCCGGCTGGCGCGCCCACCTCGTGAAGGCCGGCAGTCTGCACGTAAACCTGCGCGCGGCCGAGAACGAGCGGATCTGGCGCAGAGGGACCAGCAACTACCACGACATGGGCAACGGCGGCTACGGGATCGGCCTGTATCTCGGTACCGGCTGGAACGGCGAAACCTACTGGCACGCCCAGCCCGGCGGCCCGGTTCGACCCTACGACCTGAACACGTCCGGCTGCGGGATGAACCTGCCCCAGGGCTCGGTGGCCGCGTATCACCTGTTCGACGACGGCAATGACCACATCACCGTCGTAGTCGAACGGGCGCCCGGGATCTTCTGCCACATGGGCTGGGGGCCGTCGATGGAGCGCGCGTCTCTGCCCGAGCCGTTCCCCTACTTCTTCGCCAGCTCGAGCACCAAGCTCAACACCGCCGAGTTGTCCGACCTGCTCTCCGGAAACAGGCGCGGCATGGACCTGACCGCGTATCCCCCGATGTCCCACACGGACGAGGACTACTCGACTATCTCCGGCAGCACCGGGATGACGCATTGCACGGCGTTCGTCCGCGTGGATGCCGCGTCGTTCACCAGTCGGTGGATCGGCGACTGCAAGCCCGAGGACGAAGGCTTCGGTTGGACGGGCCGGCGCATGCGCGACGCTCTGAACAAGTGTCCCGATGCTCTGGGCGGCATGGAAGAGGACGAGTACCCGGGCTACCAGTACCTGTGGGACAGCGGAGTGAACAGCCCCGGCGACCGCACGCTGCAGAGCGCGTTCGGCGGCGCGCTGCTCCTGCCCCTGCACTGCTTCATGGAAGCAGAACCGCAAAATCGCTGGGCGCCGATCGGCTACCCGCCCACGGTGTTTTGGACGGAGGCGGTGGGCAACGGCTACAGCGCGGGCGACATCATGCAGGTGGGCGGCCAGAACTACATGCTGTTCCCGTTCTTCGCCGTCAAGAAGGCCGCCTGATGGCAACCGCGGTCCAGGCCCCCGCGCCCTTGGTCCTCATCTCGGGGCCTTCGTTCTCGACCGACCTGTCCGCGGCCGCCCTTGACGTGATCAGCGCGCGGCCCTTGCACCGCGTCGGCATGAATGCAGGCACACGCCTGGCCCTGGCCGACCCGCGGCCGGTCGCGTTCCAGATGGATGGCGGGATCGCCCCGGTCCACGGCCTGACGGTCCTCGGCCGCATCCATGTGTTTCCGCGCCGGCATGACCTCGGCGCTGTGGTCTCCGAACAGGAGGCCGAGGTTGAGGTCTGGAACGCCGACATCCAACGCGGTCACACCCTCCAGGAGATCACCGTCGACGGCCCCGCCGGCATCGCCGTCGAGGACGACCTCGGCCAGCCGGCTCACTTCCCGGCCTCGGCGTCGCACATCTACCTGGTCAAGGTGCTGAGCGACGGCGACGCCCTGATCGACAACCTGGTCACGTGGGTGTTCACGGGGCACGACCCCGCTGGGACCAACCTGCGGCTGCTAGGGTTCCGGCTGATCCCGTTCCCGTTCCCGCCGAACTGGGCCCAACCGGTGACCGAGACCTTCGGGTTCATGACTGACATCATCGTCTCTTACCGGGGCATGGAGCAGCGTATCCAGCTGCGCGCCGTCCCGGTAGGCACGATCCGCTACGCGACGCTTCTGGACGACCTACGTGATGCCCAAATGGCGGGCGCCATCCTCTTCGGCAACCAGGCCCGCGCGTTCGGGGTGGGACGCTGGCAGTTCCAGACCCGGCTGCTGCAAGACGCCGCTGCGGGCGACCACGACATCCTCTGCGACACCTCGGACATCCCCTTCGAGCCGGGCGGCATGGTCCTGCTCTGGACTGATCCGTATCACTGGGAAGTCCAGACCATCGAGAGCGTCTTGGCCGATCGCGTGGTCCTGGACTTCGGCCTCATCCAGTCTTGGACCGCGGGACTGACCATCGTCCTGCCGATCGTGGTCGGCCGCCTGTCGGACGACGAAGCGTTCACCTGGGATGCGCTCGCGATCGGTTCGACCTCGCTCACCTTCGACATCGATGGATTCCGGCCATGAGCTACCTCGGGTACGACGTCGTGGAGCTCAACTACAACCGCGTCGGCGCCTTCGAGGAGCGCCTCAAGCGGAAGTTCGTGCTCTTGAGCTCGAAGACCGGTCGGCGCATCGCCGATGAGCAGGCGCCGGCCCCCGCAGCCTTGCGACCGTTCACCTGGACTGCGATCGGCCGCGACGAGATTGCGGCCATGCGGACGTTCCTCGACGCCCGCAAGGGACGCGCGGTTCCGTTCTGGCTGCCGAGCTTCCAGTGGGACCTCGCCCTGGCCGAGGACATCGCTCAGAACCAGTCCGGCGCCACGATCAGGTGGGTCCGGTACAAACAGCAGATGTGGGGCACGACCGCGGCCCGACGCCACCTCGCGCTCTGGTCGCTCGGCAGCAGCGTCATGGACTACTGCAAGATCATTGGCGCCACCGACCCGGCCAACTACCTGACCGAGACGCTCACGCTCGACCCGGTCGCGCAGCGCGACTACTCGCGCTCGCAGACCGTGCTGTCGTTCCTGAAGCTCTGCCGCCTCGACGAGGACCGCGTCGAGGTCACGTACCCAAGCCCCCAGGTGGCCGAGGCTACGATTCGGGTCCATGAGCTTCCCCTGGAGGCGCCGCTGTGACCTACGATGCCAGAGAGAAGAGCCGCTACCTCGGCCAGCCGGTCGAGGGCTACCGGTTCGCTCAGGGCAGCAACTCGTGGTTCTTCACTTCGGCGGACAGGGCGATCACGCTGCCCGCGGGTGTGTTCGCCCCCGAGGCCATCAGCCGCAGCGAGCTCGACTTCTCTCAGGAGGACACCGGCGAGACGATCGAACTGACCCTTCCGCGGGCGAATCCCGTGCCGGCGCTGTTCATCGGCGATCTGCCGTCCACCCCGGTCTGGGTGACGATCTACCGCGCCCACCGCGGCGAGGAGTCGCTCGCCGTCACGATCTTCAGCGGCAAGGTGGTCCGGGCCCGGTTCGAGGAATCCGAGGCCATTCTCACCGGTGCGAGTTTGATGGCCATGCTGGCACGCACGGTGCCGATCCTGGCCATGCAGACCCCCTGCAACCACGTGCTGTATTCGGCCGCGTGCGGCGCTGATCCCACCGCCTGCCGCGACCTGGTCTCGGTCACGTCGGTCTCGGGCGCGACCGTGGTCTCGAATGGGTTTGCCCTGCGCCCTAACCAGTGGTTCCGCGGGGGGCGCCTCGAGACCGTGGCCGGCGAGACCCGCTTCATCGTCAGCCACCAGGGCAACACCGTCACGCTGATCTCCCCGTTGCCCGGCCTTTCGTCGTTGGACCAGGTGAGAGCCTACTGGGGCTGCGATCACCTCGAGGCCACCTGCCGCACCAAGTTCGACAACCTCGTGAACCACCTGGGTTGGTCGCGCCTTCCGGGTCGCAATCCCTTCTCGGGGAGGATCGACTGATGGCCTTTTGGGTCCTGGCCCTGGTCTACATCGTCGGCACGGTCCTCTACGATGTCCTGCGCCCCAAGCCGCAGTTCGACGCTCCGACGCCGTCTTCGCTCGGTGACTTCCAGTTCCCCACGATCGGCGAGGGCCGCGCGATCCCCGTCGTCTGGGGGACGTGCAAGCTGTCGGGCCCCATGGTCACCTGGTATGGCGACCTCCAGGTCCAGGCCATCACCAAGGAAGTCAAGACGGGGCTGTTCTCGTCCGACGACGTCACCGTTGGCTACCGCTACTACCTCGGTGCCCAGTTGGTGCTGTGCAGTGGTGAAGTCGACGACGTCGTGCAGATCCGCTTCGACGACCGCGCGCCCCCCGCGGGCTATCCCCACGTCGGCGACGTGACCCAGATCCACATCAACGCGCCGAACTTCTTCGGCGGCGAGGAATCCGAAGGCGGCGTCGCCGGCAGCATCTACGTTTACCATGGGTCGCCTACCCAGCCGGTGGACACCTACCTCCAGGACCGTCTGGGCGACAACCTGCCCGCCTGGCGCCACGTCTGCCACGCCGTCATGCGGCATGTCTACCTGGGGACGAGCCCGTACATCAAGGCCATCTCCTTCGTGGTACGCCGCTGCCCCAATAGCCTGGGGCTAACGGACGGCGCCGAGAACATCGACGGCGACGCCAACCCGGCAGCCATGATCTACGACATCCTAACCTCGCCGGCGTCGGGCAACGGTCTCGGGCTGCCGGTGGGGTTCCTAGACGTGACTGCGTTTCGGGCGGTAGGCCAGACGTTGGCCGACGAAGGCCTCGGACTCTCCATGCTCCAGGACCGCGGCACGACCGCGAAGGACCTCGTGCTCGAAATCCTGCGTCACATCGACGGGGTCATGTACGTCGAGCCCACGAGCGGGCTCCTGACGATCCGCCTGGTCCGCTACGACTACGATCCCGAGACGATCCCGGTGCTCGATGCGGACTCGTGCACGGTCAAGTCGTTCGCCCGTCCGTCGTGGGGCGACCTCAAGAACTCCGTGCGCGTGGGCTACGTCAGCCGCGACGCCGGGTTCATCGAGAGCACTGCCCAGGCCCAGGACCTCGCCGGGATCGAGGTCCAAGGCGGCGAGGTATCGCTCCAGGAACTCACGTTGCGTGGGCTGTCCAACGCCACGAACGCTCAGCAGGCCGCCGCGCGGGCGCTGGCCGCCCTGGCCTATCCCTTGGCCACGATCACGATCGAGGCCGACCGCTCGGCGTGGGCGCTCAGGCCTGGAGCGGTGTTCAAGCTCGTCTGGGACCCGCTGGGTATCGACGGCATGGTGTGCCGCGCGGTTCGGGTCGGCACCGGCCGGCTCGATTCCGGGAAGATCGAGATCGAGGCCATGGAGGACATCTTCGCCGTCGACTGGACCGGCTACTCCACCCCGCTCGCTTCGGGATGGGAGGACCCGTCCGGTGACGTGCCCGCCTTGACCGACCAGGCCGTTCTGGCCGCGCCCTACGAAGCTGTGAAAGGCTATGGGGACCTAGCCGCCGGCGTCCAGAAGGCCATTGCGCTCGCAGCACGCGGACCTACCGGGATCTCCCTCGGGTACCGCGCCCACGTTGCTGACGGCGCCGGTGGCTGGGCGCCACCGGTCGACGTCCCGTTCTTCACGCCGTCGGGGGTTCTCGCCGCGGCGATCGATGAGCTCACGAGCGAGATCGTGGTTACCTCGGGATTGGACACCGATCGGGTCGCGTCGGTCAGCGGGCCCGATTTCGCGCTCGGGGTCAACGTCGCCTGGCTGTCCCACGACGGGCTGGAGGAGTACATCGCCTTCCAGAGCGTCGTTCAGGATGCAGGCGGCATTACGCTGCAGACCATCGCTCGCGGCTGCCTGGATAGCGCACCCACCGCGTTTCCCGCAGGCACGCGCGTATGGTTCATCTCGTACGGCAGCCAAGTCGTGAACATCCGCGGACCGGTGTCTCCGACCGTCAATGTCTTCAACGACATCCGCCTGCAACCGTACAACAACCAGAGCGAGTACAACTTCTCTTCGTGCCCGACGTCGCAGGTCGAGGCGACCACGCCAGCGCGATCGGCGATGATCTACTGCCCAACCGACGTGCGGTTCAATGGGGAGAGCTACCCCGCTTCCATCACTGGGGAACTGACCGTGTCTTGGGCCCACCGGAACCGCCTCGGAGCGTGGAGCTACGTCGACTCCGGGAAGACAGCTACCGCGGAGCCGGGGACGGAGTACGACGTTCTTGTCTACGGTGAGATCGGCACCCTGGTCCACACGCAGGTCGGACTCAGCGGCACTTCCTGGACCTATCTCGAGGTGACCGAGATCGCGGAGTCCGGGCTCGAGCGGCTCAACGACCATCTGCGCGTGATCATTCGGACGTACGGGGCAGGGCGGGCACATGAGGCGATTCGGGAATTCGAGTGGGAAATGAATAGAATACACACCGTCTAGCTGACGAGAGCCTATTGCCCCGGACAGGAATTCGCGATTGACTTCGGTTCTCGATATCGCGCCCCTATGGCCTGCCCGCAATTCCCATTGGATTACTATGAGCCGTTGCGTTAGCTTCGACGAGAGCCTGTGCCAGCAGTTTCACCAGGAGGTACGTCATGCTGAAGCGAAAGATACACTCCCTCCCGATAGCCACCATCGCCGTTGCCATTCTGGTTCTCACGGCCGTGGGGTGTAGCGAGAACGACCCAACCCGGCCGGCAGACTCGAACGCAGGAGACCTCACACTCAGTGCTGCCAACGTCAGCGTCGACGGCCAGTCTCTAGACGGCCAGGACATTCAGCAGGGAAGCCAAGCGGGACCGGTGCGTTACGAGGCCCGGCTCGCCGATCAACATGGCAACCCCGTTACCGGTGGCCAGGTGCAGGTGCGCTTCGGTATGTATGGCATGATGGGACACATGGACGGCTACATGCATCTGGGCGAGCTCTATTGTTACGATGATGGGACTCACGGTGATCCGGCCCCCGGGGACGGGATCTACTGTTTCGTCGATGGTGGGCAGGAGTACGGCTGCCACAGCCGTGGCGCGCGGCCGGGCCAGTACCGCTACGAGTTCTGCGGATTCGACCAACACGGCCACGAGAGCAACCGGCTAGACGTTAGGGTCAACCTGCTGCCCTAG